CTTAGGAGCCATTGATTTTTTCAAGGATTTAATAATTTTTCTTACTTGTCTTGCTTCCTCAATAGACCTTGGGTTCATTCTATATGCAAATTGGAAAGCCCTTAACTTAGGTCCATTGAACAACAACTCCAGGTTTGGATTAATAACAGTTCCAGTAGCTCTTGCTCTGTATGCTTCTGCATCCACATTGATGTTAAATTTTTTCAGTGCTTGTGCTGCAACACCTAAAGTTAATTTTTGTTGTATCTGAGTTTTTGCAGGAGTAGCAGCTCCACCAAAAACTTTTCGTGCAGCATCCATAGCTTTACCACCAGCACCAAAAGGATCTCCACCAGCAATATCTTTAACTATTCCTGCTGCTGGACCCATGAGACCTGCAGCAAGACTGTTTAAACTATTTTCACCCCAATTAGTTTGATTTGATTCAACTAGATTTTGTGGTACTGGTAAAACAATACTTCCCTTCTTTTCTGTAAATGTTCTTCCAGAAATATCATTGTTTCCACCTAGTATATTAAAGTCCTTTGTTATTTCTCCACCACCAGAAAATACATCAGGAACTTTATACTCATATATGCTAATTACCATGTAATCTTGACCATTACCTATGGTCTCTGGATATGCCATGGTTCCATAGTCATCACCAGTATTAAATTTAGCAACTGTTCTAAAAGGAGATGGTGGAGCTGAAGTTGTTGATGTTCCTCCAGTAGATGGTCTGTTACCATTGGGACCACCATTTTCATCATTGTTCCCACCTTGGTTTTCTCCAGCAGAAGGGGATGATGCTTCTTCAGTTGATGCAAATCTTTTTGTTTTTGCCAGTGCAGCTTTTTGTTTTGCAGTTAGTCCTTTTGGATCTGTGGAGGCAATTAATTTATTAGTAGCTTCTTTTGATTTGTTTACAAGATAGTCTACTATTTTTTTACCATTGGCATTACTTTTTAATAAATTATTTAAATTTGGTCTTCCTTCATTAAGCACTTGACCATTTTGATCTATGCTAAATTGCAATGAATCTCCAAATACTGGATTTTGTATATAAACTTGAGTTTTTCCAAAATTAGGATCAAATTTTATTAAATATTTTGTACCAGAACTTAGACCAGTTACGCTTTTTGGAACTGTTATATCAGTTTGATAACCAAATTCTAATAGTGTTCCCACTGGTTTGGATTCAGTTCCACCAGTAAGCACTCTTACATCTCTCCATCCTTGTGGTAATGCCATGTATTATCTCCAGACCTTATTTGATGGGATTGATATTTCTGTTCCACTTATATCCATAACAAATTCTTCTAGTGGTAACATACTTATTGTTTCCCATTCTTGTTCAGCAAGGTGTAAATAAGGTGTTCTTACCTCTGATAGTAAATATTTATGTGTACCAAATTCAAACCTTGGAATCTTATTTTCTGCTAAACTTTGAACTATTCCTATTCTTTGTGATGGTGTATAGTAATGTAGGTTGACTGCAAAGAAATATTTTGGAGTAACATCCAATACAAATGCTAACGGATACTTATCATAGTAGGGGAGTTCCTCTCTCCATCGTGCTTTGTATCCAAACAACATCAAGTTAAAAATTTTAGGATACATCCTCATTAAGTTTGCATCTCTTTTAAGAGCATCACCAGCATCATCTGCCTGCTCTTGTCTTATCAATGTTGATGGATCATCTTCATACTGTATAGTTTTGGCAGCAAATACTTCTGTTCTATACCATTCTCTGGTTGGGTTTGATGGAGCATATTCTCTGAGTTGTTCAAAGATAGTCTTATACGCCAAGGTTATCCTCCGTCAGTATTTGAAATTCCCATCTCCTATCTGCACAAAACTCTCTTGCTGCTTCCCACTTAGCCTGATTCTTTGCATATTCTTTCACTTCAACAAGTTGTTTCTTTGTAATTCTCTTCCCAGTTTTGGGACCATTAACTTGTCTCTTTGGTTTAATTTCAATTAGACTTTCTCTAGTTACTTTATTTTTGTTAACATACTTGATGTAAAAGTCTGGAAAATATTTGTGCTTTCTATTATCAAGTGGTGATATGTATGGAATCCATATTTCTTCACTGGACCACTTCAATATATTCTCATTTCTATCACAATAGTTCATGAATTTCAATTCCCATAGTGATCTATAAATTACATTATTTGAATCACCAATATACTTTTCAGGAAAAGAAGGTTTAAATCTCCCTTTATAGCTCATACATAGTATAGGAACACTCTACGTATTTAGATGTCAGGCAATCCAGGTAAGACGTACTATTCAACAACTGAACTGCTGTCAAAATTCAAACCAGCATTTACTAATCTTTTCAATGTAAATATTCCAGATCCAAGCACTGGAGAAAGTAATAATGATGTAAGTTTTATGGCTTATGAGGCAGTTCTTCCTGGGACTTCTTATGAGTTAGGATCTGTATATGGAGATAGACAAGGTAGAACTGAGTACTACCCAACAAGAAGAGTTTATCCTCCAGTTGATATTAGTTTTTACGTAGATAAGGATTATAAGATTATAAAATTCTTTGAAGGGTGGATAAATGCAATCTCAAAAAATGAAGGCAATTCTAGAAATTCTTATGTAACTCATTATTATCCATCAAGTTATGAAAGGGAAGTTGTCATAACTAAATTTGAAAGAGAGTTTTTTAATAGAAATCAAAGGTTATCATCCAAAGCAGATACAAGAGGTCTATATAGGAGTTCAATATCTAACTATGTTACTTACACTTTAAGAAATGCATTCCCATCTAACTTAATCTCACTTCCAGTTTCATATGAAGGAAACACTGTATTGAAAACTACAGTTACTTTCCAGTATGATGTATATAATTTTAAGGATGGAAATTTTGAAACTGAGGGTAATGATGGACAAACAATCTTTGGTCCAGGAGGTGATGAAACAGAAACAACTGCTGCTGCTGTTTCTCCCAATGTAAACCCAGACAATCCAATACAAGGAAGTCTCTTGACTCCAGAAGAATATGCTAGAGCATATACACAAGGATTTGAACAATCCTTTGGTGGAAAAGAAAATGTTCCGTCTAAGTTTAAGAGTCAAGACTCTAATGATCTTCTAAGTACATATCAAAGACAATCTGAATTGCTGAATAAATAATCGTACTGAAACATCTATAGGATATTATGCCTTTACCTAAGATTGCAACTCCAACTTATGAGTTGAATTTACCTTCAAATAAAAAGAAAGTTACCTACAGACCTTTTCTAGTCAAGGAAGAAAAGATTCTTATTCTTGCAATGGAAAGTGGTAACTCTGATGAAATCACAAGGGCAGTTAAAACTGTTCTAAAAGATTGTATTATGACTAGAGGAGTTAAAATTGAATCACTTCCCAGTTTTGATATTGAATATTTGTTCTTAAACATTAGAGCAAAGTCTGTTGGTGAAGCAGTTGAACTGCTTGTCACCTGTCCTGATGATGGTGTCACTCAAGTAGATCTCACAGTTGACATCAGAGAAATTCAAGTTAAGTTCCCTGAAGAACACTCTTCAGAGATTAAAGTTGATGATAACATTATTGTAAAGATGAAGTATCCATCTCTACAAGAGTTCATTGACAATAACTTTAACTTTGATGCTAGTGACAGTAAAGAGACTATTGACAGATCATTTGAAATCATTGCATCATGTATTGATATGGTCTACACAAAGGAAGAATCATGGTCTGCAAGTGACGTAACTAAAAAGGAACTAACTTCTTGGTTAGAAACTTTTGACTCAAATCAATTTAAAGGTATTGAAACCTTTTTCAATACCATGCCTAAACTAACCCACACTGTTACAGTTACCAATCCAGTAACTGGAAAAGATAATGAAATTGTTCTTGAGGGATTGTCTAGTTTTTTCGGTTGATGCTTGGGCATGAAAGTTTAGAGTCTTACTATAGAGTGAACTTTGCTTTAGTTCAACACCATAAATATTCTTTGACTGAAATTGAAAACATGATCCCTTGGGAGAGGGAAATTTATTTGACACTGTTGGACAACTACATTAAAGAAGAAGAGGAAAAAGCAGCTCAAGCAAATAGATGAATCGTACTGAACCACCAAAGGGCACATTAGATCCACAACAACCTTGGTACAAAGGAGGTAGTCAGAATCTTAGTGCAAATTTTTGGGATAGGTTCAAGGCTAAATTGACTGGTGGTACTGATGCAGGTGGCACCTCATATTTTTCAATGGTCAAAGTAACATCTGCAGAAGCAGATAAGATCATTGCTAATATGAAAAAAGATCCTAGAGGTTATCCTCAAATGGATCAAGGAAATCCAAATGCTCTCTATGATTATCAAAATTGGATTGTTGAAGAGTATCTGGAAGGTCCATTTAGAGAAGAAGTAAATGATAAGATAGAGCAGGCAGCTCTGAATAGTCAGTGGAAACAATTAGCAGAGAAAAGAAAGAAGCAGCAAGAACAGCAGGCAAAAA